ATTTCGGGGCGCACTTCTTTGGTTCTGTGGAGAATAGGCTGTTTACCACGGTAGTAGTTCCACAGGTAATCAATCTCACTGCGGTTCAGTTCGTGTGTGCCAAGAGCTTTCTGCAACACATCGACCACGTTATCTTTGGTGATCTCACGGACGCTGGTCTTGATAACACGTCTGCCGTTCATTTGCCTTGTCTGAGACAGACCTTTTGAAGTGTCAACGGTATTTCCCACGATTGCCCCTCCTTTCTTTGAATGATTGAAAATAAAAATGGCGCATGACCGATAGAAACCGAAGTTTCCAAATCGCAATCATGCGCCACTTAAAACTCTATACACTTTTACCTTTATCATTATACCACAGCAATTCGTAAAAATCAAGTTCTAATTCTTCTTTTTAGAATTTTCTGTGGAAAACTATGTGGAAATTGTGAATTACCACGGTCTTTTGAAGACCTCGACCTTCTGACCGCTCAAGGACTGTGCATATTCCGCCAACATAGCCATGCCATCGGGAACATCATCGTGCTTGTTCTTACCAGCAACGGTGTAGGAGCAGAGCATATCCATCATTTTGCCGTAGTCGGACTTCTTCTGATAGAGAGAAGCGTCCTTGAACAGACAATGCTCCTTGACCCATGCGCTATTGACGATGATCTTCGTCTCCTTATTGGCGGTGGTGAACTTGGTCGTGATATGGGTAATGCCGCCCTTTTTCTTGACCTCCTCTTGGATTTTCTCAGCCACACGTCTTCCGGCGGAGTTGGACTCGAACCTACAGGACTTGACCTTATCTCGGACAAGGATTTCAGTCAATCGAGCGTCCACGATGTTCGGCAGACCGTTGTCGCAGACACAATCGTGAATATAGTAATCCTGTCCGTAGACGTAAGCCACAGGGAGGAAAGCGTAGTCAGCACCCTTGTCCTTCGTATCGCAGATACCGATAATAGCGTCCGGGTCTTCCTTCGGAAGCTCGAAGTAGCGGCGAAGCTCGTCCTGTGCATAGACGAGACCTTCACGCTCGATAGGTTCATTCATATACAATGCTCGCCAGCTCACATCGTCCATGATATTTCTCTGTTCATGGTAGAATCTCGTAGTGAATCCGACACCGTAAGCGTAGTCGAAGTTGGACTCGTCATTTTCATCGAGAGCCGGAACAACGATGAACTTCGCTCGATCATTGTCACCGTACTCACGCTCAAGTCTACCGATTACATCATGAACCGACCAGCGTGTAGCAATGTGAAGCTCCTTGCAGTGGTCTCCGATCTTACGCTGTCTCAAGTCAGTGGTGTAGGTTTCCCACAGCTTGTCGAGTCGTTCCTTCGACAGAGCAACCTCGATACCCGACACCAAGTCATCACAGTAGAGGAGGGTTGCCGCACGATACAGACCAGCGTTACCAGTACCGATAGAGGTAAACTCCAACGTCTCAAAACGCTGACGCTTGTCGAGGTCGATACGACAGTCCTTTGCGTTGGTGTTCGTAACCTGTATATCCGGGAATACTTCATGCCACAGGTAATCGCCGTTCTTATCCATGATTCTCAGACATTCGTCATAGACACCACGGACAAAGGAGTTCGAGTGGCTACCTGTCAGCATAGGGTCGTTGGGAATTTTGCCACCAAGCCATGTCAGATAGAAGATAGCGAGAGTGGTCTTACCGCTACCGGGAGGAAGGGAGACCGCCAGCAAATCCAGCTTATCATCGGCAAGCTCCTGTAGAGCGTCCACCACCTGTTTCAGAACCTTCCGGCGAGGAGGGTAGAACTTCTTCTCCGGGTCTCTGTTCCATTCGACATACAGAAGGTAGGAGTCAAAGTCATACTTTGCGGCGGCATAGCACACTCGCTTATGCAGATCGTACAGCTTATGTACGTCCGCTTCACTCAGCGAGGAATCCCGGAATGCCTTTTCGATCTCAGTCGAGAGCAATTTCAGATATTTCACACCGAGGTCGGTGTCTTCCTTCATTGCTTCCTTGCACATATAGTACAAGTCCTCAAAGGTCTGAAAAGAGAAGGGCTTCTTTCGGACTCTCGCAAGAATTGTTTTCAGTAATTTCTTCATAATACCTCCAAAAAGAAAAAGCGCATGACTGTTTGAGCCAAAAGCTCTCGCAATCATGCGCCGTGTATCTGTTACGTTACGAAATCATGTTCATGATCTCATGATATAGGTTCTCTCGCTTATCGACCTGTCGTTCCTGTAGGAGACCGTCACTCCACAGCATTCGGACATTGACCTTATCGGAATACACTGTCCGGGTCGTGCCGACTGTTTTCTGAGTGCCGGACATTCCGCCGACAATCGCTCCCGGTGCGCCGAAAGCCAATCCTCCGAGGAGGAATCCGCCCAACGATGTTCCGCCGGAAGTTCGAGAGAAGTGGACTTGCTCGGTATCGCCAGTGAGGTTCAGAACCGCCACCAGCTCATACGGTGTCTTCGCATTGATACCGAAATCTACGTCCGGGTAAAGCTCATTCAATTTTTCAACGAAGGTTCTCCAAAATCTTCGACTGTCGGTGTGGTGTCTGCGGAAAACCACCCGGACACTGCATTCATTTTCTTTCTCATGGAAGAAAAACTGCGCCGTGGCGGAGAGGACGGTAGCAAATCCCTTCGCTCGCCAGTCACCAACATCGTTTTTGAACTTACCTCCTATGGCTGTGATGGTCTTTTCCACCATCGAAACCGTCTCAGCGTGTGAAAACGGTGTTTTGAATACATACGTCATACCTAAATCCTCCATGTGAAGTAGTAAAAGTAGTTGTTCTTCTGATTTTTCGTATAATTCTTCCTATAGGACACCCATAAGGTGAAAGTTTACGCAAAAACTGATTTTTAACTACTTTTACTACTTCCCTTGTGAATATTATACTGTTTGCACCTACGGAAAAAGGTGGAGGAGGACATACCCGACTCCTCAATAGCGTCTTTGAGGGCGAGATTTCCTTCCGACCATGCCTTTGCCACGAAAAAGAACCTATCCGTGGTCTCAACAGGCTTCCGACCTTTGTATTTTCCTTCGGTTTTGGCAATTTCGATACCTTCACGCTGTCTTTCGAGGATATTTTCTCGTTCCAGCTCCGAGAGGGCGGCAAAAACCGTCAGCATAAACCGCCCCTGTGGTGTGGTGGTATCGACTTTTTCCTTGTCTGAGACAAGATTCACACCTCGTTCCGTCAGCAAAGCAACCGTAGACAGGAGGTCTTTGGTGCTTCGTGATAACCGGGAGAAGGATTCAATGTATAACGTGTCACCTTCCCGAAGGAAGGAGAGCATTTCATTAAACTGTGGTCTATTGGTGTCCTTGCCGCTGATCTTATCGAGGAAGATTTTCTCCACACCAAGAGATTTCATCAGCTCCATTTGTCTCGCCGGATTTTGGTCTAAGGTGCTTACTCGTACATAACCGACCTTCATGTATTCACCTCCAAATTATTCGTCCCTCTTGACGTAGGTCAGCTCAATGTCGTAACCAAGAGCTTCCATCATTTCAACGAAGGTCTTATTCACGAGACCGTCCTTCTTCTTGACGATTCTGTTCACATACTGACCTGTCGTACCGATTTTTTCAGCGAGGGATTGCTGGGTTGTGCTGGTCTCAAGGCACTTGACCTTAACGTCCAACTCTATGTTATTGCGTACCATAGTGTACCTCCTTGTGTTGTTTGAGATTAGTATAGCACGAGAGAGGATAAATGTCAATACAAATAAGATAAGTTTTAGTCCTTTTTGTTCTTTTTGAAATTTTCGGGTACTCAAACGACTCCCTCCCCACGTTCGGGGCGGTGTCTATCCCCCTCCGGGGGACAGCTCCGGTGGGCGTGTCCGGGAAGCTGTCAACCCTCCGCCGCTGATCGTGCCGCCGCTATCAATAGCATTATGCAAAACGTGATAGCACTATCACAACCCCGAAAACAACCCCAAAGACAGCAACCGCCGCCGCTATCGTTTGAATATACCCCAAAGAGAGCGAGACCCAACACACCCAGCCCCACCAACGCAGAAACACCGCCAGCAGAGCCGCCAGTGGTGGACGTGTACGAGATCGGGACACCCTCCCCCATATAGAACAAAAGAAAAGCACCCCGGCGAACCGGGGCGCATGATGTAAATATTTAATTGGACTGTTTGAGGATTTCACCCAACAGCACGAACGGAAAAAGAATCAAGCAAATAATAAATAACATTCGGTTACCCTCCTATTATGCAAAAGTGAAACGCTTTGTTTCGCTGGTCTTCGTGTACTGTGTCGCAATGTCCGGGTGTCCCTTCTTCAATGCGGCGGTGTCGATTCGGGAGATGGTAACGGTTTTATATGTGGCTTTGTGTTCTGCTCCTGTGATGGTGTCAAGCTGGTTTTCGATCATGTATTGTTTTACTTGATCTTTCAGCCCTTCGACAGTGGCGGCGATTTCTTCCGCCATTCTCGTATATTGTGCAAGCTCTTTCATAATCTCGTTAATGTTCATATATTTATACCTCCTCAAATTGTCTTAGATCGTTCAATCGAAATTCGGGTTTTGTGTCTTCCGGGACTTCAAGAGTAGACAGCAAGCGGAAATTTTCCCGGCTATGATCTACCCAAAACAATTTTTTAGCGTGTTCCCAGTGTTCAGCGTGGAGCAATTCCACAAACAAAACTTTACTTGACAAATTCAAAATCACGTTTGCAAATGTCTTCATGTTTGCAACCTCCTTTATATTTCCATGCGTTCATAGATTCGTTTATCGTGGTAAATGTGTGCGAGATCGCCCACAACCAACGAATTATAACGACTGCAAATAGCTTCAAGCTCCTTTTGCTTTGCGACAGCTTCCGCATAAATGGCTTTTAATTCTTCGACCCTCTGCGGCACGTCTTCGACATATTCCCGGCTAATATAATATAGTGCGATTTCCTCAAAGGTTACAGGCTGGATTTTATTATCCACCAAAAGCGGTTTTTTGTTTCCGTCTGCGTATTCAGTGCCGCAACTGATATTATAATCATTTCCGAAAGCGTCCACCGGGTAAACCTCGAACGACTGCGAACTATACCGAGAGCCGATATAAAAACGGCAATTTGTTTTTTCTTTGATTTCTGCGCTGATCTTTTCCCTTGTTTTATCGCCGTAAGGCTTGCCGCTATACTTGGCGAGGACTTCCAGCGCAACCGGGAGAACGTCATAAAACAGGGCGATTTTTGCGTTATTCTTCAAAATCTTTCTTGTGATCTCAAGATTTTTGATTTTCTCGCTGTTCTCGATCATTTCACTTTCTGCGGCACGTTTGGCGGCAATGCGGTTTTTAATGTCGCAAATGCTCATGTATTTATCTACAAGAGCGGTTTCGGCTTCCTTCGCCGCTGTGATCGCTTTTCCTGTGGCTTTGATTTCTTCTAAAATTTCAACAAACTTTTTCATATTTCGTTTACCTCTCTTTTCGTTTTTCTTCCGTCACAATGGGCGGTTCTTGTAGTGCTTCCGCACTGAGCATAATACACACAACCTATACAGGGCTTTTGTACCTCTCTCGGCTTGTCGTGATACCCGGCAACACCTACGCACCGCCAGCCCTCCGGGGCTGTGCCTTGTTTGGTGCTTATGAACTCTTTCCGGCTTCCTCCGGCTTTCGGTTCTATAATGTTATGGTAATAACGCATTTTCTCACCCTCCAATCATGCGCCGATCGGCTGAGCGTCCCACCACTTTTTACCGCCACCGGAAATGCCGACAAACTGCAAGAAGCTGTTTACATGGCGCATTGTGGTAACGCTGTAGCCGCTCCACAAGCGGACAAATTCGCCGCCGCTGGTGATTTTGCAAACCTCGGTATCATAGGACTGTAAAACCGTTTCGCCGTTGTCCTTTTCAATAACCTTTGCTTTGCCGTAAAAACTCTTTGCTCTTTCGTAGCCCATCGGGGATAATTCGTAAATTTTCATTGTGTTGACCTCCGTTTATCTTTTTAAGATTGTTTCTTGTCTCTTTCTGATTATATTATAATTCGTAATTTGCGAATTGTCAACCCTTTTCGGAGAAAAAATTATCTTTTTCGGATTATTTTTTCCTTATATAATAAGGTATAAACCCGGAAAACCGCCG